CAATCAATTCCCTATGCAGTAAAAAAGATTTGGGTGTATGGTTCTTAGCACATTCAACCATTAAAAATGTTAACGACCCAACAAGGGGAGAGTATGCAGCTTTTCAAGTGAGGGGAGATAAGAGTCTAACGGAATGGGCAACAAGTTGGGCCGATCTAATCGGGTTTATTGAAATCGATTTGTTGATTGATGAAGATGGTAAAAGCGTTATTAAAAGGGAAGGAGACAATGTAAAAAGGACTGTTACTGTTACTCCTAGAGGCGGGTTAACCGCAAAATCAAGGATACCGGGTATCTCTGGTGTTATGTCTGTTGATGTGTTTGTTTCTAAGATCAATTCTATTTTTTCTAGTTCTAAGAAGGAGACTTTATAATGAGTGTTGATAACTATGATGCTTTTGGAAATGGTTCAGATGATTTTGAAATTTTTGGTGCTGAAGAAGCAAAAGAGATTTTAAAGGGAGATATATTACCAGCGGGTGATTATCCGATTACAATCATCAAAGCTGAAATGCGATCCAAAGAATTATCTAAATGGATTGCTTTAACTGTAAGAATTGAAGATCCGCATGAAATGAGTGGGAGAGTTAAAACCTTTACCATGTATATTCAAGGCGGGCATCAGAACCCCAAAGTTTGTTCAATTCATGCGAAGATTCGCCAATCCCTAGATAAAGCATTAGGGATGGAAAAACTTACCTTAAAAGGCATCATAGGCCAATCTTGCATGGTTAAAATAAAGAACTCTGAAAAAGATGGCAATGTATACGAAAACATTGATAAATTCTTTTCGGTTTAGTTTTTAGTTTTTAGGGGAGGAATGGAAATTCCTTCCCTTTTTTTTATGAGGTTATTCATGGATGAATTAATTTTTTCCCCTGATGAATGTCAACCAATTCCAAAAGGAACTTATACTGCTAGGGTTCTTAAAGCAGAAATAAAAACATCTAAAGCTGGCAACAAATATATTTCTTGTGATGTTCAGATTATACAAGGAGCTTCCCAAGGTAAATTAATTGATTGCAATTTTCATTTGTGGGCAAATGATTCAAAGTTTAGATCGGATTCAAGAAGAAAATTTGCAAGGCTTGTTTCATCTTGCGGGATACAAACAGAGATCAAGGTTAATGATCTATCAGTTATTGTTGATAAACCCTTTCTTGTTGATATCGGAGAACAGGAAGATAATTTTGGGAATGTAAATTGCATTAATGGATTTAATAAGTTGAGGGGAAAATAATGTTAAGAAAATACCAACAAGATTCAGTTGATGCTTTATTTCAGTTTCATCAAGACAACCCTAGTAAATCAACCGTTATTGTAATACCTACCGGGGGAGGTAAAACTAGGGTAATGGCAGAAATAATACGCAAATCATTTGAAGCAAACCATGATTGCAAGGGAATGATTCTTTCCCATGTAAAGGAACTATTGGAACAATCGGAGAACACTTGCAAGAGTTATGCAATTGCAACAGGTTTACCAGTTCAATCAATTGGGATATTTTCAGCATCAATGAAACGAAAAGAAATCAAACCGTTAACAATTGCGGGTATTCAATCCGTATATCGCAAAGCAGATTCTTTTGGTGTATTAGATTTTGTAATGATTGATGAATGCCATTTGATTAGCCAAAACAAAGAAACGATGTACAGGAAATTTTTATCATGCTTGAAGATTCGTAATCCAAAATTAAAGGTAATAGGTTTAACAGCTACACCGTACCGCTTACAATCTGGAATCATATTTGGAGAAAACAAAACCTTTGATGATTGCTGTTATGCCATTGGGGTTAAAGATTTAATTACAGATGGATATCTTTCCCCATTGATAACCTTTGCATCTGATTCACCTGATTTAAAAAATGTAAGAATAAGGGCGGGGGAATTTTTAGATACCGATCTAAACAAGGTTCTTGAGACTGAAGAATTAGTACAATCAGGTGTTAACGATGCAATCAAAAAAGCTAAAGATAGAAATTCAATTTTAGTTTTTGGTACAAGTGTTCGCCATGCGGAAATGATCTTAGAGGAACTTAAAAAGCAAAATCAAAGTTGCAGTTTGATTACTGGTGAAACACCTTTAGAAATTAGAGATTTTACAATCAATTCTTTTAGGGAAAATAAAATCAAATGGTTGGTAAATGTTGCAGTTTTAACAACTGGATTTGATGCACCCAATATTGATTGTGTGGTTGTAATGAAGCCCACAATGTCAAAAGGTTTATGGTATCAGATGGTTGGGCGGGGGTTCAGGTTGAATGATGGCAAACAAAACTGTTTAGTTCTTGATTATGGTGATAATGCAATTAGACATGGTTGTATCGATCAAATAGAAGTATCTGCAAAAGGGATTGAAATACCATCAGCAAAGGTTAAAAAATGTCCAGCTTGCAAATTAGTTTACAAGATTCATATCCCTGTTTGCCCATCTTGTGGATATGTCAAACCAAGGCATGAGATACCCGAAATATCATCTAAATTAAGCAATCAACAAAGTAAGGGTGATATTCTGAATGGAATGAAACCTAGAGAATTTGACATAGTTTCAAGCGTTTATTCCATATACCGTAAGCACCCCCAAGCAGAACCTTGCATAATGGAAACCCATGAAACACTTTCAGGAACATTAATTAAATCATTTCATTCCCTGAAATCAGGTTTAGAATTTTCTGTATGGAAATGGTTGAAGAATCTTACAACTGATATACCTAAACATCATTGGCATTTAGATAAAAATAAAATCCAATCAGTAGATTTTTTAGATGCTTTATCAAAGCCAATAGGTATAATCGCACACAAAAACGAAAAAGGTTATTACCAGATTGATTCATATCAGTTTGAAAAAGTATCAGTTTAATTCATTTAAAGGGTAAATCATGGAAGATATTAAATCAGCAGCATTGAAAATTCGTGAACATGGGTTAAGCGTTTTTGCAGCTAAAACAGATAAAACACCTGTAATTAAAAGAACAAATAGAATTGTTGAATTGCGGACTAAATTGCAATCAGAACATGAAATTGAAATAGATTTCGGCCAGCCATTAGTTGCAGGGATTGCTATCAATTGCGGGCCTGTTCCAAACAAAGATAAAGATTTGGAATGTTTAGATATTGATTGCCCAAAACTTGCAAAAACTTTTCTTGATGAATTACTTATAAGCAATCCAGAACTAGGGGAAAAATGTAAAGGTTGCGTTGAAACTACACCATCAGAAGGTTTACATATTTTCTATTACCTACCTATGGGAAAAAGCAAATGTAAAGAACTTGCCATGATGTCTTTAGAAAATTCAAAGGCATGGTGTGTTGAAGCAAGAGCAAGAGGATCATGCAAATTAGTTGCACCACCAATAATAGAAACTAGAGGGGCGGGCGGGTATGTTGTAGGATTTTTTTCTAAAGCTATTTCTAAAATAGATGGAACAGTAAAACCCTACAAAATGGTTTTTGGTTCTGTTGAAAACATTCCAATGTTAACGGCTGAAGAACATGATTTCTTAATTGCGTTTGCACAATCCTATGATGAAAAATCAATCAAGAAATTTGCAACTGTAAACCCCGAACCAATTCATAAATACGAAGTTGACAAAAAAAGTGCTTTAGAACAATGGAGGTTGGAAACTCCTTGGAATGAAGTTCTTCCAGAATCATACAGGATGATTGAAGTTAAACCGGATTACTTTCAGGTATGGCATCCTGATTCTAGTGGTTCAGCACCTAATGCAATTGCTGGTGCAAAATCAGGGGGATTAGATCGGTATTGGAACTTTAGTCCATTGGATTGGAGATTGCCAGCAAACACACCATTAACAAAGGATTATGTTTTTTGCCTATCGAGAGGTTGGAACCCGGGATCTAGAGAATTTAAAGGATTTTACAAGAAGGTTTTTGATAAGTATTGTCCAGCAGATGAATCAGAAATAGTTGATGAAACTAGATGGGAAGATTTTGATTTCAAGGATACCACCAATTCCAAAGTTAAAACTAAAAGATCATTAGATGTTGTTCCAGATGCAGCAATAAGTTTTCCCGGTTGGATTGATACCTATGTTGAACATTGCATGAAAAACGCATTGTATCCTGAAAAAAGAATAGCTGTTGCATCTGCACTAGGTTTATTTAGTTCCTTGGTTGGTCGTTCTGTAATGGGGCCGGGAGAAATGAAACTAAACCTTTACATTGTAATCTTAGGTTTAACTGCAAACGGAAAAGATTTTCCAAGAAAATTGAATGCTAGAATCTGTATGGAAATTGATTGCGGTGATTTATTAATGACAAAAGTAGGATCTAGGGAGGGTTTAGAAGAAAAGGTAATGCAAGGCCCAAAGTTCTTAATGGCTGATGAAGGTGCATTTGATTTGGAAAAAGCTAAATCAGGTGATGTAAGATTCTCCGATATTATGGGAACAATGCTAGAATTGTTTACAGCAAATTACATAAAGAAAAGAGCAAAAGCGGGGGATGAATCAGAAGAAAATTTTATTCGATATCCGTTTCTTTCTGTTATGACATCATCAACACCTGAAGAATATTTTAAAGCTTTATCGCCTAAAATGCTTAGATCGGGGTTCTATAATCGTTTATTGATTCTTCAGGCATCTATTAGAGGAAGGATGAACTTGCGAGGGATTTCGGTACAAGAACCAATTCCAAGATACTTAATTGATACTGCAACAAACTTGCTGATGATGAATGAAAACCTGATTGCAGGGAAAACAAAAGCATTCATTGAAGATTTAGAAATAGAAAAAGAATTTGGTAATGAAGTTTTAAACAAGGTTGAAAACGATTCAAGAATCTTAGAATTAACACCTGAAGGATTAGAATATTTTGGTGAACAAGTTTGGAAAAATGATGATCTATATGCAGAGTATCAGAAAAAAGGGGAGGAAGAAAAAGCTTCTAGTTGTGCAAGGTTGCCAGAATTAGCTTTAAAGATAGGTTGCTTGTGGGAGCTTTCAAGAAACATTCATGCAAAAAATCTTTCTCTTGAAGGTATTACCGCTGGATTTAATTTTGTTGTGGAAGTTAATAAAAGACAAACTGCAAACACCGTAATGATATCTGATACAAAGTTTGGTGAAATAACTGACAAGTTATTAACAATGATTTCAGGTTCTTCAAAGGAAATTGAACCGGGAATCATTGGGATTAGAATGATTGACGCAAAGAAACTATTAAGAAAAATAGTTCACAATGGGCAAAGTGTTGATGATGCAATTAGATATCTTCAAGACACAAATGAAATAAGTGTACGAAAAAAGAAAGATGCAAATGGGCCGGGATCAATGTATTTAGTTATTACAAATTCCCAATGATCTTTTCAATTCCAATTTTAGGAATTGCCATTAATGAAAGGTTGAACGCATCTGCAATATCAGGCGAATGTTTCAACCTTCTTTTCATTACTTCTTTAGACTCAACAACCCTTCTACCTATTGAATCTACAACATAAATAGGGGTTCTAAGTTCTTCGCAAAGCTTTTCCCTTTCATTGATAGGTAATCTTGAAATAGATATCTTTCCTTCAATTGCAAGTTCTGAGGCTTCAAACCATAGGGAAGATCGGGTATTAGGAAATTCTCTCCAGCGTACCGCTTCTGATGATGAATTAACACCATAGAACAGATATTGCCCCCTATTATCAACAACACCACCACCTACACCACCTTCATCAATTAGCACCGGAATTTTGTATTCAGGTTGGTTTTTAGTTGCGTATTTATTGCAGAACTCTTTTATCTTTTCTGCAAATTCTTTTGTTGATAAACCACGATATTCTTTCATTTCAAGAATACAACTACCCTTGCGAACAACTAAACAAGATCGATCATCACCAAACCTTGCAGGATCTGCACCAATTTGGATTGACCAATTTTCATTCATTTCTATTGGGTCAAGTAATTGCTTTAAGCACATTGCAGACCAAACAGAGTTGATTGCTTTAGTTGGATATCTTCCTAAAACCTGAATGTCAAATAAAGGATCTTCAACCATATAACCCTTATCTTCAAATTCAAAATACCCCGGTTCACCTTCTTCTCCTTCCATTGCAGACCTACATTCATTTCTTAATCTGTTTACAACATATTCATGATTGATTGCACCGGGAATTAAATCTTGCTGATAAACCACATTAGGATGATCTAAAGCAGATAGATGAAATACTTTCCAATCTGGTGAATTCTCTGCAAAATATGCAGGGCTTGAAGAATCGTAAGGGTTGAAGATACAGAACCAAAGGCAATTTTCTTTTGATGCTGATAGCATCGATTCGGCCCGTTCCCAAAATGTGGGTTCAATACCTGATGCTTCATCGAACAAAATACAAAGACCACCAGCGGAATGCCTTCCCTGAAAGGCATCTGCTTTTTGTGCTGTTAATCCTTGAATGTAATGGGAAGGGTTCTTTTCTAATCTGTTTGCTTTTGGAAGCCAATTAGGATCACCCAAGCGAACCCTACGAAGTTCTTTGAAAACACCGTCTCGAATTTGTTGGGATACTGGTGCTGATATTAAAACTTCAGAGGGTGTAAAATGATCGTGAAACCAACTTGCAATAACTGCACAAAGATAAGTTTTTCCCTGATTGTGGGCTGATCTTACTAGAACTTTTCTTGCACCGTTTGCAACAGCTTCAAAAATTTCCATCTGTTGATTTGTTAATTTTATTTTTAGGTAGTTGCAATACTCCCTTGGATTCTTGGGAATCTGAATAATCTTCCTGTTCGCTTCCTGATATTCCTTCAGAACTTTGATTTGTTCCAATTGTTCCTGTAATGCTGGACTCAATAAGACTTTTTGCCAGTTCTTTAGCAATCTGTTTGTTGATTGCGATTTCGATGTTTTGCCCATTTTCTTTTGCTCGGTTGTTGCGTTCTATGATCCATTGCATTGCTCGCCAATCTTCTGCACCATGTTCATTAATTATCTTTTGCATTGCAATGGTTGCTTGTGCTTTTGCTTTAACACATTCAACTTTGTGCCAATGTTCTAAATCATTTTTAGAAACTCCAAAAGCTTTCATAGCTAATTTAATATCAACACCATGCTGAATATTTTCCAACATTTCATAAAATGTATCGGGTTCAATCATGTTGGAAATTCCTTATTACCGGGAAATTGAACATCTTCAGGTGTTTCAGGATCTAATAACATTCGCATCATTTCCAAAGTTTCAGAAATGTAAATTAATGAAGCTGCAACACTTTTAGAATGATCATTCTTTTCCCAAGCTGCTATTGCTTCTATCATCCAATCTGCACCAGCTTTTTCCAACATATTGATTTTCCCTTATAATAATGTTAACATTGACAATATTATTTTAACATGATTTGGAATTTGTGTAAATATGGCTGATCTATATTCTACGATTGAAAAGCTTAAAAATGTAATCAAAGCTAAAAGTTGGATTCGTAGAAGATCGGATATTTTTACAAAGGGAGGTTTAGGAGATCCCAACAAGCTTGTAAAACTTGGAAAAGAATACATAGGACTTCCCAAGAAA